GGCAGATCGGCCCGGGCACGCTCGCAGCATTGGCCTCAGCTAACCCTAACGACGTCATCAAGGGTATTAGCGAAGCGCGGCTTGCGTTTTTGCAGAGCTTAGGCACTTGGTCTGAATTTGGTAAAGGCTGGGGCAACCGCGTCGCAGCCGTTGAAGAAAAAGCAAACAGCATGGTTGCCTGATATAAAAAGGACAGCTTGTCAAAAGACTGGTTGTCCTGTATATCAGAGTCATGTTTGACTTTAAACGCTTCCTCACCGATCACTGGCATAATGCAGATTTACTGCATAGCTTTCTTTCAACTTATGGCAAGAGCTACCAGCGTGCCACTCTGTACAAATGGTTCCTGCGTGAAACCATTCCGGCAGAGGGTTTTGCTGTTTTGCTCGCTCTCCTCGAGATTGATTCGGGCAAACCTGTCAGCGTCGTCAATTATATGAAAGACGCCCCATGAAAATATATGTAGGGGTAGATCCCGGGGCTTCAGGGGCGATAGCTTTTTTCTACCCTCTCGAAGGTAGGCTTGAAGTGGTCGATATGCCCGTGGTTGAATTAGTCCGTAACGGGAAAACAAAGAAAGAAATCTCTTCTGTTATGTTGGCAAATGTATTTTGCGAAGATCGTTCCGGGGAGATACTCGATTTTAATCTTACGCTTGAAAAAGTGGGTGCCATGCCGGGCCAAGGCGTCAGCTCGATGTTTCAGTTTGGGCGTGGCGTCGGCATGATTGAGGGTGTTTGCGCGGCATTAAGCATCCCTATTGATTACGTCACGCCTCAAACATGGCAAAAACAGGTAGGGATGCGGGCCGGTAAAGATGGTGCTCGTGAAAGAGCTATGCAATTATTTCCGGCTTATGCAGGGTTGTTTGCGCGTAAAAAGGACGATGGTCGGGCCGATGCGGCACTTATCGCCTATTGGTCTTTCACTAAAAATAAATAATTATACAGAGCATCAGTTGACAACTTGTCCTTCGGGGCGTAAGTCTTACGAAACATTGATACAGAGGGCTAGTTGCCATGATTCCAATGCCGACACAATTATCTGGAGCGAAATTTCTGGCGCAACGCCATCGCGCTCTTCTGGCTGATGAGCCCCGTGTTGGTAAAACTGGCGCGGCAATAATTGCAGCCGATATGATAATCGCCAAAAGAATTGACGTCGTCACAACCGCTTCAGGCCGTGCTGTATGGCGGCGCGGGTTCATTTCATGGGGTAAAATTAACCGTAGTATCGGAATTGTTGGCCTTGATAAAAATGCCGTTAACTGTGATGTGCGCATTTTTTCATATAATGGGGCGACTAAATTTACCCCCAATCGCATAAACGATCTGGTTATTCTTGATGAATCTCACAACTGTAAAAACCCTGAATCACAGCGCACTAAGGCTTTGCTGGGTAAAGCCGTTTCGGGCGGTTTATATTTACATAATGAAAATTCTTTTGTTAAGACATCGACTCGCGCATGGTTTCTTACAGGCACCCCGCTGCCGCACGACCCTTCAGATATATGGACAACGCTGCGATCATCATGCCCAGAACGGCTTCTCGCTGACAATACCCGTGGATGGCCGGACGTAACTAGGTTCGAAGATTTCCGTCACCGGTATTGCAAAGTGTATATGAAGAAAGTCAGTAATTGGAAAAGAATACCTGTTGTTGTCAGTGGGCGTAATGAAACTGAATTGCGCGAGCGTTTGGGCGATTTTATGTTGCGCCGTACTCAACAAGATATTGGCTTGCGACCACCTGTTTATGAGTTGTTCCCGCTTATTATCTCAGAAAGCGTGCGCAACAATTTATTTACTCAAGTCGCTAAGGTGGCAATTTTAGTTGCTGCTGAACAAAATGACACGCACACCTTAGATCTTCATCTCGGCCCGTTGCGCCGTTTAACAGGTGCGATCAAGGCCGAGGCCGTAGCTGGTGCTGTTAAGGAAGAATTTGATAATGGGCTGAAAAAGATTGTGTTGATGTACTGGCACAAAGAGGTTGGTGATATTCTTCAAGATAGACTTAGCGCGTTCAATCCTCTGCGCATCGATGGTTCAACTTCAGCTAAAGATCGTGAACATTATGAATCAGTCTTTGCAAAGCGTGATGAACATCAAGTCATGCTGGGCCAAATTCAAGCTGCTGGCGAGGCCGTTGATTTTTCTGCCGCTAATGAATTGTGGTTTGTTGAACAATCATTTTCTCCCAAAGACATGGCGCAAGCTGCCATGCGCATAACCAATGTTAATCAGGCACAAAACACTTTTGTGCGTGTCTGTTACATAGAAGGTTCAATAGATGAAGCCGTTCAAGCAACACTATTGAGGTTATTTACAGCCATCAAAGGAGTTATAGAGTGATAAAGATTGAACTTACGATCGATCCCACAAAGAGCGTGTATGAGCAACTGTTGAGTCAGGTTGAGGTGTTTAGACCTGTGACAGCACCTGTGACAGTGTCTGTTGTCGACGAAGATTATCCAAATGTTCAACCGACACCGACACCAAAACCTAAACGCACGCGTAAAACAGCGACCTTGGAGCAAGTGGCAACCAAGACCATTGTCACCGCGATGACTTTGCCTGACCCTAATCAGCAAGATAGTGCTGATGAAACTGCGGAAGTGGCAAGCGATGTTTTAACTCACGACGATGTGCGCAGTGTTGTCGGTGATTACACAAAGAGATTTGGCATTGCGGCAGCTCAAAAGAAAATCCCAGTTATTCTGGGTTGCCCTATTGCGGACATTCCCGACGATCAAGAATCATTGCAAGCAGCAATCGATAAGATCCAAAACGAGATGTCTGATGGACCAGACGTCATCGAGGACACACCTTTGTTCGCTGATGATCTCGAGGATGAGGTTACAGAGCAAGATGTGCGCGACGCTCTCATGCTTTACGCTAAGACTTATGATGTCGATGCTAAGATGACCAACACCTTAATTGATGGCCCAGAGATTCTTAAAAAGACATTTGGTCCTTCGGTTACAGCTCTGCGTTTGATCCCCAAAGATCCAGCTTCTTACAAGAAGGCGTTAAAAGCCATCACCGAGGCAACTGAGCAAAATTGGTTTAAGCGTAACAAACTCAAGGTGGTCTAATGAGCACTAGTCATCATGGTCGTTACCACGCTCGCTGGTCAGCCAGCTCAACGGCCGCTAATTGGACTTGCGCTGGCAGGATGGCGATGGTTTCCATTGCCCCTGACGAAAAGGACAATATCTATGCAGCCCAAGGCACGGCTGCTCATGAGATAAGCGAAAAAGCTCTGCGCGGTAATAAGGACTGCTCTCAGTTTTTGGGCGACATCATGAAGATCGGTGATTTCGAAATTGAGATCACCGAAGAGCTTGTCTATTCGGCCCAGACCTATGTTGATTATGTCGTTGAGCAATATGACCCCACCGCTGGGTGTCACCTGTTTCTTGAGGAACGCTACTCGCTTGAGCAGCTCGACCCGCCATTTGAAGCTGGTGGCACTTGTGACGCCATTATCTTGAACCCAAATACGGGCGTTCTCGAAGTCATCGATTTCAAGAATGGTCGGGGTATTGTTGATGTCAATGAGAATAAGCAGACCCGCACTTACGCGCTGATGGCTTTGCTTAATGCGCCTAAGAAGCTCGCTGACAGCATCAATTACATCAAGGTCACGATTATTCAGCCCCGTGCCTACCATGAAGATGGGCTTATCCGCAGCGAGACTTTTCATATTGCGGAGCTAATCGAGTGGACGTCCGAGCTTATGAAAGCCATGAACAGGTCGAAGCTGGCGCTGGATGCTTTTGAGCTTATCAATGGCAGCCGTACCCTTTTTGATGAATGGGCCGATAAAGCACTCACGACAGGCCAATGCAGTTTTTGCCCAGCTTACGGCATCTGCCCTAAACAACGTATTGAAGCCTTGGCTGTGGCACCAAAAGACGCAAAAGATTGGTTTGAAGATATTACTCTGGAGACACCACCTATGATTTCAAATTCAGTGCCGGTGCTCTCACCGGAAGAATTAGCTCACATCCTCGATGGGCTGGATATGTTGGAGGATTGGATAAAATCTGTACGCGGAGCAGCGCACGCAATGGCAGAAAGCGGAATTACTATTCCCGGATATTTATTGGTAGAAAAAATCGGGCATAGAAAATGGGCAGCAGATGAAGAAAAAATAATTTACGATTTAAAAAATAAAATAAAATTATCTGACGATCAAATTTTTCAAAAAAAATTATCGTCACCTGCCCAAATCGAAAAAATTATTGGTTCCAAACGAAAGGAGGAAATAAAAAATATGTATCAGAGCCCGATTACCGGAACAAATTTGGTGTCGGAGAAAAAAACTACGCGTTCGGCCGCTCAGGCCAAAAAACAATCTTATTTTGAAACAGTAAAGGACTAAAGAAATGGAACGTTCTGGTGACATTAAAACCCCACTTTGCCGTATTGCGTTTGCGGGATCACTTTTTAAACCCCGCTCCCAAATAGAGGGCGGTGTTGAAAAATATGGTTGCACCTTGATCTTTGAGAAATCGGGTGACAATAGCGTCTTACATAACGCCGTGAAGGAAGTGCTTATCGCCCAATGGGGTGAGAAGGGTCTTGAACGGGCTAAAGCTGGGCTTATTAAATCCCCTTTCCTCGATGGCAATGGTAAGGAAGCCCGTAATAAGAAGACAGGTGAACTCCATCCGGGCTTTGGACCTGATGTCTTTTTCTTGCGTGTCCAATCGGTACGGCCACCTATGGTTCGCTATCGCTCAGAACACATCCCGGCGACAGAAGAGGAGGTTTATAGCGGTTGCTATGGCAAAGCTATCCTCAATGCTTTTGCTTGGACGAATGAGAAAAACGGCGACGGCATCTCCTTCGGCATCCAATTCTTCCAGAAGCTGAAAGATGGCGACAGGCTTGGCGGTGGAGGCTCCACCAATGTTTCAGCGTGGATGGAAACTGTTCCGGACGAAGGTAATGCACCGGAGTCAACACGCGGCGGCGCTGGCGCTGGCGGCTTGTTTGGTAACTAAATCTTAACTGGCGTGGGGTATAAACCCCACGTCAACAACCACAGGGGAATGACATGAGCGAAGGTATCAATGCGAGCGATATGATGCAGCTTCTTGACCGCATCGAGCGGCTGGAAGAAGAGCGTAACGAGATTAACACGGATATTAAATCCGTTTGGCTCGAGGCCAAAAGCAAAGGCTTCACTAAAGAGCTGCGTAAAGCCTACTCCATCCGAAAGATGAAACCTGAAGATCGCGCTGTTCTTGGCGTGTATGTTCAAGCCCTAGGATTATTTGACTGATGAGTAACATCTTCTGGTCGCAAAAAGCGGTAGCCCAGCTTATGAAGCTGGCGTCGAAGGGTTTGACCTCCCGTCAAATAGCCGATCAACTTGGTGCTGGTTTCACGCGTAATTGCGTTATCGGTAAGGCCCGTCGCCTCGGAATACATCTTAGCGGTGGCAGAGAGACCGATCCGGATTATCAAAAGAAGACCGCAGAAGTAGTGCGCTTAAAACCACGCTTGAGAAAGAAGGTTGAGCGCAAAATCCCTGACAAGACTGAAGTCGTCACAGGCAATGTCGTTTATCTCTTAGGGCTTAAAAACAATATGTGTCGCTATCCCATATCAGGTGACGGCAGCACAACATTGTTCTGCGGTGATGAAACTAAAGAAGGGTCTTGGTGCGACGCGCATCGTAAGATTGTTTTTAATCCAAGACCAAGGGTGGGTCGTGATGGGCAAAAGGTCGAACTTCGAGAGAAATCCGATGGACTTTTACCCAACGCCGCCGGCAGCAGTTTCGGTATTGCTAAAACGGCTGACCAGCCCAATTAGTTTTATCGAGCCTTGTGCGGGCGATGGGCGTCTCATCGATATGCTCGATTTTGCTGGTCATACCTGCACATTCGCGTCTGATATAGAGCCGCGGCGCAACGATATTTATGCGCTCAACGCTCTTGATCTTACGGAAAATGATTGTCTGTTCGCAGACATGATAATCACCAATCCGCCGTGGTCACGCGGCGTCTTGCACCCCCTCATTCTACATTTCTGCCAGCTACGACCGACATGGCTCTTATTTGATGCGGACTGGGCCTACACTAAGCAAGCCAAGGTGTATCTTAAATACTGCGTGGAGATCATAGCGATCGGAAGATTAAAATGGATAGAGGATTCACCATACTCAGGAAAAGATAACTGCGCATGGTATTTATTCGATAAGGAGCAAACTGAACATGTTAGATTTTACGGAGTTGATAAATGAGTGATGAAAAAAGTTTAATCGAAATTTTGAGAGCAATGGGTCCATCAATTAACGAACTGAGTTATCAACCAAAGGAGAAGAACATGAGTGTAAATCTTTATGAGCGTGCACGCACACACGGCGATTTCATAGATGTAGCAAGCTACAGCCAATCTATCAAAGAAATCTTACATAGTGGTAAGAATTGGCCTTCACTTAATGATTCACAAAAAGAATCGTTAGAGTTTATTGCCGCAAAAATGGCTCGCATTTTAAATGGTAATGCAAATTTCCGCGATCATTGGGATGATATTGCGGGTTATGGTCAGCTTGGTTCAGACAGTCTAGCGGTACAGCCTGTGACACCACCAGCTGCGCCACAAAACCCCGGTATTGATGACGTCATCACGCAAGCACTTCAACAAGCCATTATAGCTCCACCAAACGAAGATGCGCAGCAATGACAGGTTTTAAGTCTAAAAAACTTAATACCTTAAACCGCTTTGACGGCTCAGTGATGTCTAACCACATCACTGAGACAACCAAGAATGAAGGAGAAAAGACGATGGATAAAAAAGATGATTTATTGAAACGTTTGTTATTTGCGCGTCGTTTGACACCTTTTGAGCGCGAGCAATTATGTATTGAAGCACATGATTTTATTCGTGAGAACGAACGTAAAATGTCGGAACTTGAAAAGAAACTTACAGAGTTGAAAAGACATTCGCCTTTTAATAAGGGAGAAAGATTATGAGTGATCCTGTTGAAGTAAAACCACGCATCAAGAAAACTGTTTGGATGAACATATATGAATCTGATAACTATTTTATTTGGCCTAGAAAAAGCGATGCAGATCTTTCAGCGGAAGTAACTAAAGTTGATTAAGGTTATTGTCGCATCGCTTGCATAAAAGTTGAAATAGATTGCGAAGTAGGAGAGGGGGTAGCCTATGAGCATGAGCAATACAGAAAAATGGAGAAACAAAATGATTGATCTTGAAAAACAGTACCGCACTGAAGCTGGTTATGAAGTCAAATTAAGTTTCATTGATGATGAGAAAGTTTATGGTCATTATAAAAATAAG